CTCATAGATTGCGTAGGCCACACTGTACCCCGGTGCGCGGGCGTAATGTTGCCGCCGCTCACGATCGCCAACCGCCCAGAAATTACGGCGTCGATGGTTGTCGACACCGTGTTCCGGCACGATCCAGTTGACGAAGAAAGACACGATATTCGGAGCCAACTGCAGTTCACCAGAGTCATCGCGATACGGGACGTTGCCCAGGAACGAGATCGGGTGCTCGGGTTCGACCGAGAAGTAATCCGCTGTGTAATCTCCAGATACCACGACCTCGTGAAAGCGCTCATCGTTCATGAGAATCACGCAATCATCACCCATGTTGAGAAAAGCGTACATCGGGTGCTCGCCGCGGAGGACACTGTCGACCCCAAACTCGATCACATCGTGGTAGTGGTCATCCACGACGCATAGGTACTGGAACATCATGTCCCATTTACCAAAATCGGGGTTGCAGGCGATCCCGCTCGGCAAACCGAGGTTGTGGACGAAGGACCCCTGGTCGAAGGGGTTGTCTCCGAACAGCGGATTCGTCGTCGGTCGCTCGCCATCCGCGCGCGCGATGTATGGGCTCGGCATGATGTACGGTGCCCGGAACATCAATCTGATCAGCTTCGCGATGCGGTGGTCAGCGTAACGCTCCAATTCCGCGCAGAAGAACTCGATGAGATGCTCACGAACCGACTGGTCAAACTGCTTGACATCGAAACCAGCCATGTACTTGAACTTCCGCATCTTTGCGAGAATGGTATCCGGCGCACGGTGCTTCCAAGTGAACGCATACCGGTCAAGGTAGACTACCCGGAAGCACGAGAATACCGCGGCAACAACGTAGTTCGGTACGAACGACATCCCGAACACAGTCCGACGGCGACCCGCGAAGTGACCGTCGACTGCACGGCCGTCGACACGGACACTTTTGTCCGCAGGAAAGCGGCGACCATCCTTGAAAGCGGTTCGTGCGGCTAACTCATCATTGACCTCCCTATCTTTTGAAGTGACACGTCCGTTGACAATCGTCACCTTGTCGGCTTGGGTTCGCTCGCCAATCGTTTGAACGATCGGCGAGTTGAACTCGGTGAAGAGCGAGATCAAATCACCCTTCTCGACGAGGCTGAGGTATCGATCCAGACCCGATAGAGCGGTGCGGATCTCTGCCTTCTTTTTGGGCACGTCGTTGACGTAGTCAGGGCTCCCAGTCGACGCCTCTCGACGCATGGATAGTTTGGCCGGGGCGGCCTCACCAAACATGCACCGGAAAAGTGCTGTCGCAATTGCGCGGTGTCGGGCGTTCCTGAAACCAGTCGCGAGCTTGAGAGCGTCGCAAATAGGCGTGTTATCGACCGGGGGTGTCGAGATCGGGTCCATGCCGTAACCGGCAACCGTCAGCAGCTGATTGAAATCACCAGCTACGGCGTTGGCGCCGACGACACCTGTCGCGTCGACGGACACACGGAGAGTCGATTCGCTGTTCAGCGCGTCAACTAGGTTCTCAGTCAGACGCAGACAGGCACTCGAGTCGGAGATCACATCAGGGTAGATCGGCACACCCTTATTGTATCTCTTCCGATTCAAGACCCGCTTTAGACCCTTCGTCCCGAGCAGAGGACCCCACGCACGTTCCTGGTGTGTTGGGATCACGTACATGACTAGTCCATGTCACCAGTTACGTCATCGGCCTCGACGTCGTCAGGCTCGACGGAGCGCAGCGACTTGACCCGACGTTCGCGGAGCTCACGCGTCGAGACTTCGCGCTGTCCAGCGTCGGACTTCGAGTTGTTCAACTCTTGCGCCTCCGTACGCAAGTTGTCGACGGTGACGCGCTTCATCGTGGAGACGTACGTGTTCCAGATGGTGTTGTAGAGGGCCCCGGTCAGACCAATGATCGCGCGGACCTCGACATGCATGATGTCGCGATACTCGACGAGCAGCTGAAGCTCGCGGGAATTCACAGCGACGATGACCTCCTGTCCTTTTCCAGCGTAGATTTTCTCCACGAGGTTGTCGGCCTCGATGACCGGAAATCCGATGTCCTCGGGAATGATCGCCTTTTCAGGGGCAATGATGAGCTTATACATGGAATACTCCTATTTATGCACGTTTGGCACGCGCGGTGGAGATCCCTGGTCCGCACTACGGATTCAGAGATCTTCGGAGAGACCTCCTTAGTAGCAGCAACCACGTCCGTCGTAGTCCACCCTGGAGTATCGAACCCTGGATCGACCGGCTTGTGGATCGTACGCGTACTCTGACTTGAAAGCCCACTCATTAAGTGAGTTGACCTCCGTGTCGTAGTCCCGCACGACCTTATGGCACTTCGGACACAGTAGAGTGACCTCCCCTGTCCTGTTGTTGGAGGTCGAACTGACGAATTGTCTGAAGGTAGACTTAGTTTGCATTGTGACATGACTCCTGCTAGTGGCCTTGGTTACCACTTAGTTCTAAAACCCTCGATCCGCACCACGGATTCGAGAGGACCGGTGCTGGGGTCAACCATCGACTTGACCTGTCGAACTAGGCACTGGCTTGCTACCCCGGTACGGGTACACAGATCGCACTACGATCT